AGATTATGCCGATACCAAGATCACCCACGATGTGAACAAGAAGGGTGCAAAGATTGCTGAACCCACGGATGTCAGTGCTGACAAGAACCGTGGCACAATTAAAGCCAAGCCAAGCGCAGCCAGTGGCAAGATTGAGAAGCCCTCCGTAAAGGAGAGCATCGAAACCTTGTTTGCTGGCAAGGATCTCACCGAGGAGTTCAAGACCGAAGCCGCCACGCTGTTTGAGGCTCAGGTTGTTGCTCGTACTCAGGAGATTGAAGAGGAACTGCAAGCCAAGTACTCCACTCTCCTTGAGGAACACACCCTCGCCGTCACCGAAGAAATGGTTGAGCGGATTGACGAGTACCTGAACTATGTGGTTGAGGAGTGGATGCAGGAAAACCGCCTTGCGGTCAGCAACGGTCTTCGCACCGAGATCACCGAGGGATTCATTGAGAAACTGCGCGGCGTGTTCGCGGAGTCGTACATCGAAGTTCCCGAGGAGAAACTTGACCTGTTTGAGTCCACTGTTGAGGATTACGAAACCCTCAAGAACGAACTAGATGAACAGGTCAGCAAGAACATGGAAGTCAGCGATGAGTGCGAACAACTCCGCTGCGAACTCCTGTTCCGTGAGATGGCAGAAGGACTCACCGACACCGAAACTCAGAAACTTCGCAACCTTGCGGAAAGCATTGAGTTTGATTCGGTTGAGCAGTTTGCCGAAAAACTCTCTGTTCTGCGCGAGAACATCGAAAACATCGGCAGCACCTCTGTTGCCACCGAACCATCCAACGAAGACTCCCTTGAGGAATCTTACGAGGAAGAGTCTGAAGCATCACCACTCATGGAGGCGTATATCAAGTCCATGAGCCGATCCAAGGACTAATTTACTTCACCCCTAATCAGTCTTCCTGACTGTTAACAACAAGGAGATACTACAATGGAGAATAAGGTTCTAACCGAACAGGCTCTTCGCAAGTGGAAGCCCGTTCTTGATCACAGCGACATGGCTCCTATCACGGATCCACACCGTCGCGCCACCACTGCCACCCTCTTGGAGAACCAAGAGAAGGCAATCAAGGAGCAGATGCTCGTTGAAGCCCCAGGCCCAACCTCAAGCCTCGGAGTTGGCATGGACACCCTTGCCAGCCCCTCGGGTGCTGGAAACATCAAGGGCTACGATCCAATTCTGATCCAGTTGGTTCGTCGCGCCATGCCCAACCTGATGGCTTATGACATCTGCGGCGTTCAGGCTATGTCGGCTCCGACAGGCTTGATCTTCGCAATGCGTAGCCGTTATGTTGGCCCCAACGGCACTGAGGCTTTCTACAACGAGCCGCAAGCCACCTTCTCCGGTGCTGCTGGAACAAACACCAACGGAACAAGCAGCACGGCTTCCGGTAACACCGGCCCAACCGGAACGCTTGCTTACGACACCAACGGCGTTGATCCGTTCTTCGGATACTCTACGACCAACATCCCCACATCGGCTAGCGGTCTAACTGTCGGTTCTCCGCTGACAACCGCTTTCGGTGAAGCCAATGCCCCTTCGGAAATGGCATTCAGCATTGAGCGCGTCGGTGTACAGGCAGCAACCCGCATGTTGGCTGCTTCGTACAGCGTCGAACTCGCCCAAGACCTCAAGGCTGTTCACGGCTTGGATGCTGAAACCGAACTCGCCAACATTCTCAGCACGGAAATCCTTGCTGAAATCAACCGCGAGGTTGTTCGTACCGTCTATCGCACTGCTCGTCTTGGAGCGCAGCAGAGCGACCTGTACTACAAGACCGTTGTTGGTGGTCTAACCACCGCTGGTGACGGCACGAAGTACGGTGGCGTTTACGATCTCATTCAGGACTCTGACGGTCGTTGGAGCGCGGAAAAGTTCCGTGGTCTGATGTTCCAGATTGAGCGTGAGTGCAATCAGATCGCCAAGGATACCCGTCGCGGCAAGGGCAACTTCATCATCTGCTCGGCAGATGTTGCTTCTGCCCTCGCAATGGGTGGCTTCCTGAACATCAGCCCCGCGCTGAATGTCAGCCTTGATGTTGATGACACTGGCAACACCTTTGCTGGTACCCTCAACGGCAAGATCAAGGTCTACATCGACCCCTATCAGGATGTTGCCAGCGGCACGAACACCAACTTCGTCTGCGTTGGATATAAGGGAACCAGCCCCTACGATGCGGGTCTGTTCTACTGCCCCTATGTCCCGCTACAGATGATGCGTGCCGTTGACACCACCACCTTCCAGCCCAAGATGGCGTTCAAGACCCGCTACGGCATGGTTGCGAACCCCTTCGCTGAGGGTGCTGCCGCAGGCGCAGGCGCACTCAACGCTCGTAGCAACCGCTATTACCGTATCTTCCGCGTGGACAACCTCCACGGCGTGGCTTCGTAATAGACGGCATCAACCTTACGGATCGGGGGAGAGGGAAACCTCTCCCCCTTTTCGTTTGGAGGCATACATACTCATATGGCAATTCCCTACAATTTCACGGACATAGAAGACGGAATACTAAATCGGTATCCGCAGCACATGAATCCGCTGCTGCCGACCTACTATCGGTTCAGCGTTGCTCGTCTTCCGAAGGTTTCGTATTTTTGCCAAAGTGCGTCCTTGCCAACCATTACCATGAGCGAGGTGATCATGCCCACGCCGTTCGTGCAAATTTCCCGCCCCTCCAAACTTGATTTCGATGAGTTGACTATCGGATTCGTGGTGGACGAAAACATGGGTAATTGGCTTGAACTATACAACTGGATGCGGTCGGTCACTAATGTTGAAAATTACGAAGAGTTCCGGGCAGTGAACACCCATGTGTCCACCGCGAATCTGATCATTCTGAACTCCACCAAAAATCCAAAATTGAATGTGACATTCTACGATATCTACCCACGAACCCTGTCGTCCATTGATTTCAGTTCCACGGTCATAGACCCGGAGCCGTTTGTTGGATCATGCACATTCAAGTATCGGAGTTACGAAATAGAAGTTCTGTGATTCCGTCTTGACTTGTTGTGTTGGGCGTGTATACTCCTGCAACGGAGACTTCATAATGACCCTAGACGAAATACGAAAAGAAATACAGCGAGACATGGCACTTGATGACGCGGCTCTTGACCTAGAGTCGCTGAAGATTCCCCAATTACACGGCAAGTACTTGAATTTTCTCATGGACGAGCGGCTGTCCATGCGTAAGGCAGAGGCAGACTACAACTGCATGATGCGGGTCAAGTGGGAATACTACACGGGCAAGATGTCTCAGGAAGAACTTACCACCCGTGGTTGGGAGCCGTTCCCCCTGAAGATTCTGCGAAACGATCTTGATCTGTACATGAACTCTGATGAAGACCTGTGCAAACTGTCGCAGAAGTTCATCTTTCAAAAAGAAAAGGTGTCGCTGCTTGAAGAGGTGGTCAAGGAACTGAACACCCGCCACTGGAAAATTCGCAATGCCATTGAATGGAGGAAGTTCACCAATGGTCAGTGATTGGGACAGTCTTCTTGAATACGATCCCGAAAACGAGGATCGTGATGGCATTTACCTGAATGATGTGTGGAACATGGCATCACAGCACAGCAAAGACCCAAGCACTCAGGTAGCGTCTGCACTTGTGTCTTGGGGTGGTGGGATCGTTCTTGCGGGATGGAACGAGGTTCCGCCACAGATTGCGTGTCGGGGGTATCCGCGCTGCATTGAAACCAAGAACTACTGCACCGAACACGCCGAACGCCGTGTGCTGTACAAGGCGGTGCAGAATAGGTTGAACACCGAGCATCTACAACTGTACGGTACATGGGCAGCGTGTGCGGAGTGTTCACGGGCAATAATTCAGTTTGGCATCAAGAGGGTTGTCACCTTTCGTGGGCTTGTACACCGAACCCCGGAACGGTGGGAAGCGTCTATTCGTGAAGGGCTGTGCATGATGCGGGACGCTGGCATACAGGTGGTTGGTTGGAACGGGGACATGAACACCTCCCGAAACATATTGTTTAACGGAGAATTGCTGGACAAGACAGCAGTACGATAATGGTAGACCTTGATGTGAGCATAGTGGATTCCGTGTGGCTTCGCGTTCAGTGCGAACGGGGAGTTGCCAAGGAATTGTCCGACTATTTCACATTCAAGGTTCCCGGATACAAGTTTATGCCAGCGTATCGCAGCCGAATGTGGAACGGTGAAATATGCCTGTATAATGTACACACACAACTGATATATGCGGGGTTGGGTGAGTACATCGAAAAGTTTGCCCAAGAGCGCGGGTACACCGTGTCAATGCCTTCAAAAAATGCGTTCAAGATCACGCCGCAGGGAGTACGCAAGTTTGTTGACGAGTTCCTGCAAATACATGTGGGCGGAAAAAAGGCAACTGCACACGACCATCAGGTTGGTGCAGTACACCACGCTATGGAACAGGAACGGTGCTTGCTGCTGTCGCCTACGGGCAGCGGCAAAAGCCTCATCATCTACTCTTTGATACGGTACTACTTGGACAAAATGCCCAAGAACAAGAAGGTGCTGATCATCGTTCCAACGGTTTCTCTTGTGGAGCAGATGGTTTCGGACTTCAAGGACTACTCCGGTGGAAACGGGTGGGATACTGAACGCAACTGCCACAAAATCCTGAGTGGTGCTGCAAAGACCACGGAAAAGCGCGTGGTTGTGTCCACATGGCAAAGCGTGTTCAAGCAGCCAGAGAAATACTTTGAGCAGTTCGGTGCAGTGATCGGTGACGAAGCCCACCTGTTCAAAGCGAAATCGCTGACTTCAATTATGACCAAGTTGAAGACTTGTCCGTTCCGTGTGGGAACCACCGGAACCCTTGACGGTACACAGACGCACCGTCTTGTGCTTGAGGGTTTGTTTGGACGCGCATACGAAGTCACGAAGACGAAGGAACTCATGGAGCAGAAGATACTCAGTGACTTGCGTATCGACTGCTTGCTGCTGTCTTATCCTGATATTGACCGAGAAGCCGTGAAACGCGCCAAGTACCAAGACGAGATCAGGTGGATCATTGGATCACCGCGCCGAAACAAATTCATATCAGGCATGTCGCAACGGCTAAAAGGAAATACTCTGATACTATTTCAATTCGTTGAAGACCACGGAAAGGTACTAAATAGTCTAGTGAGGGCTTGCGTTCCTCCCGAGCGCAAGGTATTCTTCGTGCATGGTGGTACGGAGGCAGCGGACAGAGAGGAGATACGCAAGATTGTGGAAAGCGAATCCGATGCGATAATCATTGCCTCATACGGCACATTCAGCACGGGCATCTCCATCCGCCGCCTCCACAACATCATATTTGCATCGCCATCCAAGTCCCGTATCCGCGTTCTACAGAGCATCGGGCGACAGTTGCGTGTGTCGCAGGACAAGACAGTTGCCAGACTTTACGACTTGGGTGACGACCTTTCGTGGAAATCGTGGAAAAACCACACCCTTCGGCACATGAACGAGCGCATGAAACTGTATGAAACAGAAGGGTTTGACCACAGGCTGATCAGGATACAGTTAGGAGAAGACGCATGAGAAAAAGCAGTAAATCAGAACTCAGAGTCTTTAAACTCCGCAGTGGTGAAGAGATTATTGCCAAAATTTGTGCTAAATCCCGTGGCAAGATCACGGTTGAGCGTCCCATGCGAATCAATTATTCCGTTGTTGCTGATCATTTCTCTGGTGTAAAAAAGAGCGTGATCTACTTCACGGACTGGCTTGGTGGAGCAACGGAACTATCGGTGGACATTCCCAAAGATTTCATACTAATGGAATTGACTCCTGATCCTGACATGGAACGCCTGTACACTACCCAAAAGAACGCGCAGGACGAGATGCGGAATCCTCCAAAGAATGAACAGAAGTTTCCTGATATAGACAATCTTCCAATTCCTTCTGACGAAGAACTTAATAAATTGGACGCTCTCATGGAAGCAATGGGGCTTGTTGATCCAAAAGACAATCCTGAAGGAAAAAACAAGAAGCCTGAGATAAGCATTCCCCCCACCTTTCCTTTTCCTCCGTCACCACCTCAGCGGGGAGTTGTCTTCACGGTTTCCGTGCCAAGTGACTTGGTGAACGAGTGGGTTCAGTCTGGAATAATGGATTACTTGAAGGACTGCATGGAGGACTTCATGGAAAGCGAGATGGCTGATTACTTTAATCCTCCACCGCCAAAGAAGAAGAAAAAGAAAGCGTCATCCGTAAACAAAGAGAAGCAGTCCAAGGAAGCGTGGCAACCTCCTACCGAAGACCAAGCAAAGCAACCGGATTACGGCAACAAATTCACCGACTGGTCGCCATATCTGAAAGACTATATTTCTGGAGCCACGGGAGAAAACCCACCCGAAGGTTCTTGACAGCGTTGTAAACCCGTGATACCATTCGAAATGAAAGAAACATGATGAGCAAAAAGAAAACCGACCACTACATAGACAACAAGCGATTTTTTGAAGAGATGAAGGCATGGAAGGTGCTTGTTAATGCAGCAGACAAGGAAGGCAAGCCCCATCCTCCCGTGACCGAGTATATTGGTGAATGCTTCATGGCAATCGCAGATCGCTTGTCTCGCAAACCCAATTTCATCAACTATCCGTATCGTGACGAGATGATTTCGGATGGCATAGAAAATTGTTTGCTGTACGCATACAATTTCGACCCAAAGAAGTCCACGAATCCTTTCTCGTATTTCACACAGATCATCTATTACGCATTCCTGCGCCGGATATCCAAGGAAAAGAAGCAGGCATACATCAAACTCAAGAAGATAGAGAACTCCGATGTGGATTCCACGCTGAAGAAGTGGTTTCGTGAAAACTATCTTGCAGGAGCAGACAACAAGCCATCGGTTCTGACGGAAAACGACATAATGAATTTTGAAAAGAAGAACGAACCCGAGGGCGAAGAGGCAAAGCCCAAGAAGAAATCCAAGAAAAAGGCACGGAAGAAGTGAAGATACCCATCATTACGGATACGCATTTCGGGGCACGGAACGACTCTCCCGTGTTCATGGAATACTTCATGCGGTTCTTTGACCGTGTGTTTTTTCCGTGGGTGGAAACCAATCAACCGAAGTACATACTCCATTTGGGTGATTTCTTGGATCGCCGTAAGTTCGTTAACTTCCTTACCCTGAATGCCGTGCGTGACAAGTTTCTGCGGCAACTAGACAACAGTGGTTCCACCATGCTGTGCATTCTTGGCAACCACGACATCTTCTACAAGAACAAGAGCGAAATAAATTCCGTTTCTGAATTGTTCTCCAAGAATGAAAATGTGGTGGTTTTTGACAAACCCGACACAATCAAGATTGGGAAAAAGAAGATTGCCCTGCTCCCGTGGATCAACAAGGAAAACGAGGAAGAGTGTCTAAAGTTTATCCGCGAAACGGATGCGCCGATCCTGTGCGGTCACTTGGAATTACATGGATATCAGGTTCTGCGTAACACGCCTTTCGATGGAGGTATGAACGCAGACCTGTTCAGCAAGTTCGAAGCGGTGTACACAGGACACTTCCACACACGCCACAGTCAAGACAACATCCACTACTTGGGGTGTCCGTATCAGATCACCATGAACGACTACGGAGACAAGAAGGGATTCCATGTTCTGGATACCGATACGGGAGAATTGGAATTCATCCCCAACCCGTACACTATATTCACGCAGTTGCGGTACGATGACACGAATGTGGACGCTGCCACTCCCATCACCGTGGACGAAGAGCGTGTTCGTGGCAAGTTTGTCCGGGTGATCGTGGAAGGCAAGACCAAGCCGTATTTGTTTGAGAAATTCATAGATTCTCTGTACGCACATCAACCACAAACTGTAACGATTATCGAAGACCTGACACCGGAATCGTCCGTGGAAGAAAATGTCGATCTCACGGAAGACACCATCACAATCATCAATCGTGAAATAGATTCCTTGCAGAATGTGGACAGTTCTCGCTTGAAGACCTTGCTGCGGGAACTGTATACTGAAACCCAAGCACTAGAGAACACCAAACAGCAATGATTCAGTTCACAAAAATCCGATGGAAGAACCTGTTAAGCACAGGCAACACATTCACCGAGATACGGTTGGACAAGGCTCCAACCACTCTTGTGTGCGGCGAGAACGGTGCGGGAAAGACCACGCTGTTGGATGCCCTTACATTCGTACTGTACGGAAAGCCGTACCGTGGGGTGAATCTGCCGCAACTGGTGAATTCCATCAACGGAAAGGACTGCCTTGTTGAGATAGAGTTCACGGTGAACGGTAACTCTTATAAGGTGACCCGTGGATTGGCTCCAAAGGTGTTTTCGATGGAACTGAACGGCAAGCCCGTGGAGCAGACTGCGAATGCAAAGGACTACCAAGCCATTCTTGAAACGCAAGTCCTGAAGATGAATTACAAGACATTCTGTCAAGTGGTGATTCTTGGCTCAACGAACTATGTGCCGTTCATGCGCTTGTCCGCAGGGGATCGCCGGGGGATCGTGGAGTACCTGTTGGATATTGATGTGTTTTCCAAGATGAACGACATTCTCAAGACTCGCTTGCAGGACAGCAAGGAAGAGTTGAGGGGAATTGAGAACGAAATCAGCACACTCAAACTCAAGGTGGAACACAAGAAAGACTTGATATCAAAGATTGAGCAGAAGTCTGATTCTCAATTAGAGTCTTATCGCAAATCTGCTCAAGAAGAACAAGAAACACTTGATGCCTTGCTGCAAAAGAAAGCAGCCATCCAAGAAGATATTTCTGCTCTCAGCATCAGCACAGGTGCAATCGAAGCCAAGCGTGACTCACTGAATCAGTATGCCACCCTAAAAAAGCAGATGAGCAGCGGTATCAAGAAGGCACAGGAAGAAAGTGAATTCTACAAGCAGAACGAGGACTGCCCCGTGTGCAAGCATGATCTGCCTAGAGAGTTCCGCGATGACATGATATCCAAGAAGCAAACCCGTCAGACGGAATTGGAGACTGCTTTGACCCAATTGGATAGCATGATCCGCAAGGAAAAGGCAAATCTTGAGGCACTTCTGCAAGAAGTGGATGCTGTCAATGAGAAAAAGACGGAGATGACCAAGACAGATTCCGCTATTGCGTCTTCACGAAAATATCTGAAGCAACTGCAAGACCTTCAAGCAAAGACGGTTTTGGAACGAGACAGCATACAGACCGAGCGCGTTGCTCTAGATGAAATACAGAAGTCTCAGGACGAAAAGGAAAGCAGTCGCAAAACCGCAGTGGAGGACATCCACACTATGGAAATTGCCACCGTGCTTCTGAAGGACAGCGGTATCAAGCGCAAGATCATCAAGAAGTACATTCCCGCACTGAACAAGATCATCAACAAGTACTTGGTGACAATGGACTTCTTTGCACAGTTTACTCTGAATGAGGATTTCGTTGAAATCATCAAGAGCCGACACCGTGACGAGTTCTCGTATGAAAACTTTAGTGAGGGTGAGAAACTGCGTATTGATGTGTCTCTTCTGCTAGCGTGGCGTGACATTGCCAAGATGAAGAATTCTGCCAACACCAATCTTCTCATTTTGGACGAAGTATTTGATTCCTCGCTTGACTCGGTTGGAACGGAAGAAGTCATAAAGATTCTGCAAAATATGGGCACAACAAACAATGTATTCGTAATCAGCCACAAATCCGACCAACTGCTTGACAAGTTCACCAACATACTTACATTCAAGAAGGTTAACAACTTCAGCCGTCTATGCACACCATGAGCAAGAAACTGTCCAAAGAGCGTGTACAGAGAATCCTGAACGGTGGCTCGGAGCCTGTGTTCTCTGCGGAGGACATGGCAACCGATGAAAGCCGTGATCGCGCAATGAACCGTGCCATGTACTGGTATCGTGAGTCGTTCAGCGTTTCACGGGCAAAGGAATGGATTGCCGACTGGCTACAGTCCCGACAGCGTGATGAAGATGCCAAATTGGTGTCCCGTGCATCAAAAAGCAGTCTGCGGCTGGTGTCTCCGTACTGCCGCATGGACTCCCGTGGATTTGCGTTCACGGATGAGCAGAGGGCAACAATTGAAAAATACATGGGTGAAATGCTTAAAGAAGCGCGAATCCATGCTCCTGCGGAAGAAGATGTTCCAAATATTCAAGAGCGGGTACGGGCAAAAGCCAACGAGACTCTAGAAGAACTAGAACCACTTTTTGACGATACCTTTATGGGCGTTTCAGAAAAGCGGTACAAGCCCGTCATAGCGTCTTGGGTTGCTTCCAAGCAGATGACCCGCCCCACTGCCACAATCGTCAGGGAGCGGCTAGAATCGGTTCTGGCAGAGGTTAAGGCAGCGTACAGCAATGCAGACCCCGATCTGGCTGAAGGCTACTCCTATTTAAAGAAACCGTCTTTGAAGCGGGTGATTGATATTTTTGAAAGTGCCATCACGGAACTAAATTCAAAAATCAGCGGCATGAAGACTACGCGCAAGCCACGCAAGCCTCGTCCGATCAATTCTGAAAAGGTGGTCAAGCGTTTAAAGTATTTGGTAAAAGACGCAACCTTTGGCTTTACATCTGCCGATCCCCGTGGTATAGTTGGGGCACAAGGATTGATCGTGTTCAACACCAAGACCAACAAGGCTACCGTTTTCCTAGCCGCTGAACCCAAAACGGGATTAAGCGTCAAGGGGTCTACTGTTGTTGGTTGGGACGAGAGCAAGTCTTACGAGAAGACTGTTCGCAAGCCCGACCAATGGCTGAAGATTTCCGGTGGGCTTGCTGCAATGTGCAAGGCTCTTGAGGCAGTTAAAACCAAGTCCGTAACCCCAACCGGGAGGATCAACAAGCACTGCTTGTTGGTTAGAGTATCGTGATCCTAGTAGACAACAGCCAAGTAATCATGTCGTCCCTGTTCGCACAACGAGACTTGGACTACACCGATGAGTCCTTGATCCGTCACATGGTGCTGAACACCTATCGTATGTACCGCAAGCGTTTTGGCAAGGAATACGGTGAACTCGTATTGTGCCAAGAAGGGCGCGGGGGTGAGTATTCTTGGCGGCGCAAGTTTTTTCCGCAGTACAAGGCAGCGCGGCGAGAGTCCCGAAAGGACAATCCCGAAATGTGGAAGCGGTTCTATGAAATAATGGACACCGTGAGAACGGAGATTCGTGATGTGTTTCCGTACAAGAACATTTCCGTTTCGGGTTGCGAAGCAGACGATGTGATTGCCGTGCTGACCCGCAACCTCCACGAACAGGAGCCTGTTCTGATTCTGAGCGGAGACAAGGATTTCGGTCAGTTGCAGGTTTATTCGGGGGTTCGTCAGTATTCCCCCATGCAGAAAAAGTTCGTTGTTGTGGACAATCCAAAGACCTTCCTGTTTGAACACATTGTGAAGGGTGATTCTTCGGATGGAGTTCCGAATGTCCTGTCTGATGATGACTGCTTCGTTACAGATGGCAAGAGGCAAAAGCCCATCACACGAAAGCGGCTTGAGGAATTGGAGAAGACTTGGGCTGAAACTGGTAAAGTTCCCGATCCTGTTGCAGCCAACTGGAACAGAAACGAGACACTGATCTCGCATCTGTGCATTCCTTCAGAATACGAAACCCGTATCATGCAGGAATGGAACGCACCGTTTACGGCTAATCGTTCAAAGATATTGAACTACATGATTAGCAAAGGCTTGAAGAATCTCATTTCAGACATAGGAGACTTTTGATGGAGCAGCAACGAAACTGGGACGATCTTGACCGCGCAGCAAAGAAGGCTCGTAAGAGTGCTTCGGTGAAGAAGAAGCGCGGAAAGCGTCACCAAGACCGACAAGATTTGCGTAACTGGGTAAACGACCTGAATTCAGGAAGAAAGGGACGATACGATGACTACGGCGACGAACAGTGAGACAACCATGAAGATTTCAAAGCGCACCCTAGACATTCTCAAGAATTTTGCTGGTATCAACACCGGAATCTTGGTGAATGAAGGCAACACCATCAGCACTCTTTCCAATACGAAGAGCATTTTTGCTGAAGCCAAGGTGGACGAGACATTCACCCGGCAGTTCGCGCTGTGGGACTTGAACAAGTTCCTTGGGACGGTGAGCATGTTCAAAGACCCGGAGTTTGTGTTTGAACAGAACCACATCACCATCAAGAACGGCAAGTCCAGCCTGAAGTATTACTACTGTGATCCCAAGTTGGTCATGTCCACGAACAAAAAGATCAACATGCCAACCGCAGTGGTTTCATTCACCCTGCTGTCCAAGGACTTCTCCGAAATCCTGAAGGCAGCGTCCGTGCTACAGGTTCAACACATTTTCGTTGAGCCAACCGAGGACGGATCACAGGTTCAGATTGTTGCCCGTGACAAGGACGACAGCACTTCCAATCAGTACTCGCTCATCGTGGGTGAGAACGAAGGCAGTGCGGATTTCCAATTTATTTTTGATGTGGAGAATCTGAAGATTCTTCCCGGCGACTATCAGGTGGAGATTTCCGAGAAGGTTGTCAGCAAGTTCTCCAACAAGAACGAGCCACTTACTTATTGGATTGCACTCCACGCTGATTCCTCGTACACTGCTTGAAAGAGAACATGAACACTAATGAAACCGTGAAGGGTTTGTGGGTTGAGAGATACCGTCCTCAAAGCGTTGAGGACTGCATCTTGCCGCAGGACACACAGGAAGCGTTCACCCAAATGGTGCATCGCAAGGAACCGCAGAACTTGCTCCTGTCGGGAGGAGCGGGTTGCGGAAAAACCTCCGTGGCAAAGGCACTGTGCAACGATCTTGGGTGCGATTGGTTGATGGTTAACTGCTCGGAAGACGGCAACATCGACACCCTCCGCACCAAGATTCGTCAGTTTGCGTCCACGGTGAGTCTCACCGAAGGCGTGAAGAAGGTGGTCATTCTAGACGAGTTTGACTACTCAAACGCACAGTCCACTCAACCTGCCCTTCGCGGTTTCATTGAGGAGTTTGCGGCTAACTGCCGTTTCATTCTGACTTGCAATTTCAAGAACCGGGTTATTGAGCCGCTGCACTCCCGATGCACTTGCATTGACTTCAGGATTCCGCAGAAGGAAAAGGCTAAACTTGCGGTCAAGTTCCTGAAGAGAGCAGAAGAGATTCTGAAGCGTGAGGGAATTGAATACGATCAGAAGGTAGTAGCACAACTAGTCGGAAAGTACTTCCCGGACTTCCGGCGTACTCTGAACGAGTTGCAGCGGTATTCTGCTTGCGGCAAGATTGATGTGGGCATCCTCAATTCCATTGCCGATGT